TGTGTGATATGCCAAGATTATCCATTTTCAAGCCTGAAAAGGGCAATGACTACAAATTCTTCGATCGTAACATCAAGGAGATGTTCACGGTGGGCGGAACAGATCTACATTTCCACAAATATCTAGGTCCATACGATCAAGGAGACACTAACAAGGATGGAGCGGCCAGTCCAACTCTGCCACAGTATTCAGGAGACAGCCTCAATGAAAGAACCATTCAGGACTTACTATTTTTGGAAAACAGAGATAGGAAATATTCTAGTGATATCTACGTTATAAGGGGCATATACAATGTACAAGACGCTGATTTCAATTTATCACAATTTGGCATGTTTTTACAAAATGACACGCTGTTCTTGACAGTGCATCTTAATGACATAGTGGAGAGAATAGGCAGGAAGCCAATGAGTGGAGATGTAATTGAGTTTCCACACATGAAAGATGATTTCTCATTGGATGAAAGTATTCCTATAGCACTAAAACGTTATTATGTTGTGGAGGATGTCAACAGGGCGGCCGAAGGATTTTCACAGACATGGTGGCCACATCTGTTAAGATTGAAAGTGAAGACACTAGTCGATTCACAGGAGTTTAGAGATATCTTAGGCGATGCCACAACAGAAAATTCTGTTGCTAGTTACATGTCCACTTTCAACAGAGAAAAAACAATCAATGATCAGATTGTTGCACAGGCAGAAGCGGATGCTCCTAAGTCAGGTTTCAACTACAAGCAGTTTTATGTCGCACCTATCGATGAAAGAGGTAATATAAGAACCGAAAATGTTAACACAGAAGAACAAAGAGCCAGCAGTGATAACACTGTTAATGCAACCATAGACACTCCTGCAAGTTCACATTATGGTTTCTACCTCGATGGAGATGGTGTAGCACCGAACGGAAATCCTGCTGGGTTTGGAATTACTTTCCCAACTAGCGGCGTGGACAAAGGAGATTATTTCTTAAGGACAGATTACCTGCCAAACAGATTGTTCCGTTATGATGGGAATCGATGGGTCAAAATTGAGGACAGCGTCAGAATCAATATGACCAATAATGATTCTAGAATAAATTATAAGACAGGATTTGTTAATAACACAACAGAATCTACAATTAATGGACTAACGGTTAAACAGAGACAATCATTGACCGAAGCACTGAAACCAAAGGCTGATAATTAATGCTACACTTTTACGAAGGACAGATCAGAAAATTCCTTACACAGTTTATTAGGATATTGAGCAACTTCTCTGTAGAAACAGGCAGGGGCAAGGATGGAGGCATCAATCTCAGAGCAGTGCCTGTGGTTTACGGTGATCCCACAAGGCAGGTTGCTAATATAATCAGAAATAATAGTGAAAACGCTTTGAATTACGCACCAAAGATTGCGTGTTACGTCAGAGAACTAAACTATGACAGGGAAAGAATGCAGAATCCTTATCATGTAGAGAAACAACATCTAAGAGAAAGGGACGTGGATTCAGATGGCAACTACACAAACCAACTAGGTGCTGGATACACAGTTGAGAAAGTAATGCCGTCGCCTTTTAGATTGGAAGTCACAGCAGATATTTTCTCTTCAAACACAGATCAAAAATTACAAATCTTGGAACAAATATTGTACTTGTTCAATCCAGATTTCGAAATACAAAAGACAGACAACTACATAGACTGGACGAGTTTAAGTTATGTTGAATTAGGTGGTATAACATTTAGTTCTAGAACCATTCCTGTAGGCGCAGACTCTGAGATCGACGTGGCAAGTTTACAATTTTCAATGCCCATATGGTTATCACCACCTGTAAAAGTTAAAAAACTTGGAGTCGTACAAAAAATCATAATGAGCATGTATGACGACGAAGGTGGCATAGCAAAAGGATTGATCAGTGGTCCATTGATTTCACAAAGTTTCATAACTCCTAATAATTTTGGATTATTAGTAACAGGTAACCAACTGAGGTTGCTAGGATCTACTGGTACAAGTGTCAAGTCTGGTGGTGACGGATTTCACACAGGGGCAAATGAACCAAACAACTTTGATCCTTTTGAAACTTTTGGACCAGCAGTGAACTGGAAAGTGTTGATTGATCAGTACGGCAAAGTTATAAACGGCACATCACAAATAAGACTGACGCAACCAGATGGCAAGGAAATAATAGGAACCATAGCAACAACGACATTGGATGACACAATATTGTTGTACACAATTGATGAAGATACAATTCCAAGTAACACGCTGACCGCTGTTAAAAAAATTATCAACCCTGCAACATTTGATCCAGGCACACCTGCTAATGGTGATAGATATTTGGTCATTAATGATGTTGGTGATAGCACGGCTAGTTTTCAGAGTGCAACTTGGGGGGCACTGGTGGCCGGTGTAGGTGATATCATAGAATACAACGGCACAACGACCAAATGGAATGTTGCCTTTGATGCCAGCAATCCTGACAGCACACAGCACTACGTTACCAATCAAAACACAGGTATTCAATATAGATTCAATGGCACAGAATGGGTGAAGTCTTATGAGGGAGTCTACACGCAAGGTAATTGGAGCATAGTGCTTGACGGTGGTGAGGATGTAGGATACAATTCATCAATTGACGCCCAGACGCCATAATTGTTATAATAAGTGATGAAAGAAAATATAGTCTGTTCCGGAGCATTGTTCTATGCAACAAGCACAAAACGTTTCCTGTTCCTACAGAGAACCGACAAGAAAACACAAGGAATGTGGGGATTAGTAGGTGGTAGATCAAAATTTACTGAATCCGCTTTTGAAGGACTCAAACGAGAAATCGAGGAAGAAACTGGCAGTCTACCTAAATTTAAAAAAGTCATACCATTAGAGATGTTTACATCTAATGATCAGAAGTTTTTCTTCCACACATATCTTATCGCAATCGAATCAGAATTCATTCCAAAACTCAACGGCGAACATTCAGGTTATTGTTGGACTGCTTTCGAGTGCTGGCCCAAGAACTTACACATGGGACTTAAAAATACCCTTAACAATAAAAGTATCAAAGGTAAGTTGCAAACTATATTAGATTTGATTGTGTAAAAAAAAAGGCGACCCGAAAGCCGCCTTTTATTTCTACTAAAAAGTATTTGTATTTACTAGTGGCTTACTCTTACTGCCGCTAATACTGAACCTTGTCCTGCTGTTGTCTTGCTAGTTAATGCTCTACCAATTACGTTGAATGCTGTGCATTCTGCTTTTGTAGCCGATCTAGCATAACCTGGTACTGATGCAGAAATTAATCTGTCACCTTTGTTTACCATACCGATAACTTTCACGTCAACTCTACCTGTCATTGCGATGTAAGGGTGAGTGTCGTTGTTACCTGCTCCGTCGTTCATTTTGAATGCCGCTTGTTCAAGGCTAGAAACAACACCAAACACTTCGTCTGATGCTTCTTCATTCACCTGTGTTATTTCTTCAGCGCCACCTAATGCTACAACTGTTCCTGGTGTGTATACTGAGTCAGATGCAAATCTTTCAGCGACGTCAGAATACTGTGCCGCTGTTGCTGTACCTTCTAGGTTAGCAACTAATGTTGATACTGAAACTGATATACCACCCGATTTGTCAGCCGCTGTTGCTGTTGTGGTACCCATCGTGAACTTGTCTGCTGACTCGTCCCAGATGATTGCCGCGTTGTTACCTGTTGAACCTCTCTCAATGATGATACCTGCGTCATTTGATGATGCTGATATACCTGAGTTTAGTTCGATAAGGTTGTCTGCTATTGTTGTGTTTACAGAGTTAACTGTTGAAGTTGTGCCGTTTACTGTAAGGTTACCTGTCACTGTCAAAGCACCAGACACCGTACATACACCTGTGTTGTTGATGTTAAGTGCACCTGAAGTTGCGATAGTTAAGTCTGTGCCATCACCTTCAATTTTCTCACCATCATCACCGAATGTAATACCAACATCGGCTGGTATGTTTACATCACTTGTTGCTGTAAGGTTGATATCTGCACCTGCATTGATTG